ATCACTCAAACAAAAGCAACGTCAGCTTGTAGCTCTCATCAACGAGATGAAGCGTGGAGGTATCGTTACAGCACAGCAGGCATCAGCATTGGCAAAGCGTGTTGTGATGACGAACGTTGACAACCCTATAATGGTCGAGCGAACGTTGCAGTATGCAGAGCGACTGTTCGAGCGTGCTGACTACCAGCAGAAATTACAGGAGGCAAATAGTCTTCAGAAGAAAATAAAGAGCAAACTGAAGTCAAAAGGATTACAGGCATCTGTTGTCTCTGTGGCTAAAGACTTCTCAAAAATACAGCCTTGGATGCTCTCAGATATTGACGCATACATTGAGCAAGCTAACAACGTACTAAATGCTGTTCGCCCGTCGAGATTAGGTGTTACTACAGGTGTTGATATTGACAATGTGATGGATCAAGAGCAGATTAGCGTATCGGCTCAGATGAGGACATCTATGTCATTTAAGGATGTTAGTGAGTACATTGAGAATGCCAACAAGGAAATAGAGGAGTACAGAAAGGCTGAGATACTTGCTGTTAATGACGACCTTGTTGCAGCAGGTGTTATCTCAAAGGACATGAACCTTAAGGAGATACTTGAGATCATAGGTGAGCTAAGGGATCCTGAAACTAAGTTGCCTGCTGAAGAAAAGAGGGCAGCCATACTTTCTTATATAGGCTCAGTTATGGATGTATACCGTCCTATCGTTGAGTCGATGTTAAATGGCAGAGATCCTTTTACCGGAGAAGCTGTTGAGCTTACTGACAGACAGAAGGAAGTAGCGTCAGACATGATGAAGATTGACGTCACAAAGATGGACATCCGTGATGCTGTTCAGGTTATAGAGGCGATGGACAACTTCATAACTAACGGTATCATTGACGGGGTTGAGGCTATCACGAATACTTATAATGGTCAGAGAAATGCCGAGAAGGTTGCAGCTAAAGGATTTAAGACGAAGAGTGTTGGAGCTGGTAATATAGGTAACTTTTGGGCGTACAACATGATGTCGCTTCCAGTACTTTCTGACTGGATATTTAGAGGCACAAACAGAGCACAATACGTTCTCGATAATATAGGTATAAATAAGTTCATAAAAGGTGTAGCTCAAGCCACATCAAGATGGAGAAAATATACCGATGAGTACTATGAAGCTTTTAATAAGAAGAAAGCAAATGGTAAAGACTTTATGGATCCTGAGAACATCTACGAGAGAGGCATGTATGCTTTCTTGAAGAGAACTGTTGCAGGAGATCAGAAAGCTCAGGAGAAAGAACTGAAGAGAAAGATAAAATTAATCAAGGACAGTGTTGATGTACTACGTGAAGAAGGTGACGCTAAAGACGCAAAGGTTGCAGATATGTATGACATGCTTATTGAAAAGCTTGGTCTTAATGATGCCAATCTAACTATATCGGATATAGAGTCTCGTGTAGATAAATTGAATATAGAGGCTGTTAATTGGTGGGTAAACACATGGGCAGATAACTATTCTCAACTTGCTGATGTAAGTCAGAGCGTATATAATACTATTCTTGATAAGGATATGTTCTATACTCCGGATAAGTTCTCATCACTTGATCCTAACAATAGTGAGAACGTAGATAAGCTTATGAATAAAATGGGTGGAGGTGGTTTTTCGGCAGTACTTAACTATGAGTACGACAAGAAGACAGGTGTACTTATGCCATCTTCAAAGCCTGTATCTATGGAGCAGAAGCGCTACGTTAATCTGAACTTTGATAATAACAATCAACGCGCTCTAAAAGCTGCACTTATCGACATAAATACAGCAGCTGCAACTAAGCAAATAAAAGGATTCTTTAAATCTAAAAGTTGGAATAAGGTAATCACAAATAAATCCGACAGAGACTTATTCAGAAAACGTGTAGATGAGTATATCCTTCGATCAAGAAATAAGCAAGTAGGAACAGATGATCAAACTATTGGAGAAGTAGAGCGATCGCTAAGGATATGGGCATCTATGGGTGCAACAAGAGCGCTTGGTTCTATATTCCAGCCGTTCAAGCAAACTATACCTATCTTCGTGAATACGTTAATGAATGCAGGTAAGCATACAACATTTGCATTTGGAAGGGATCAGCATAGATGGATAGATGCTATTGAGATGCCTATTTCAAATAGAGGTATAGAATCTATAGCTGCTTTTGATGATGCAGATGCTGCGCTTGATAGATCAATTGCTGCTGGTAAAATAGAAAAAGCGTTAGATGTAGTTGAAAAGGTAAATACAAAATGGTTGAAGTTAGTATTAGCCAAGCCTGATGTATTTGCAGCTCGATCGGCATTTATTGCGTACTATAAGAAAGCACTTGAGGCTAAAGGTAAGTCTACTGATATCGACTACAATAACCCAGCAGATGTAGACCAAGAGGCACTGAACTATGCACAGCACATGGTTGACAGACAGCAAAATGCTTCTGATGCTATGCTGATGGGAGACTTGTTTACATCAGGTCAGTCAATAAAGAAGATTGTGAAGAATACGCTGTTCCCATTCATGTCGTTCGTTGTCAACCAAAAGTCAAGGATGACTACTGACGTCAGTATAATGTTTTCTGGAGATGCATCTAGAGCTGACAGAAAGGCAGCTGCACGATCTTTAGGTGGTTTGATTTTGGAAATGGCAGCGTTCCACTCTTTATCTTTCGCTATAAAGTATTACATAGTAAGTTCTATCGCTTCAGCAATTGGAGGTGAGGATGAACCGGAAGAAGAGGACGTACAGAAGTCTTTGGAAAGACAGTTAAGTTATACTATAGGAACTGTTGCTAAGGATATCTTCTCTCCTGTGCCATTATTTACCGATAGTCCTGTAATATATGGAGCTGATTTTCTCATGAAAAAGATTGCCCCATCGTATATGGAGGATGATGCTAAGGAAGCTCTGAAGACAGAAAATGAAGCAAGAGAACTCTCAGGAAAGCCAGCACTAGAAGGCAAGAAGGCTCAGGAGTTTATTGACAACTACATTGAGGAGAGAAGAATTAAAGCATCCCAATACGACTCTCAAGGCCCTGGAGGTGTATATAGAATTACGCTTGATAAGGGGATTGAAGTATACAAGTCTCTTAACTTGGCATACAACGGAGAGTTTGAGTCTGAAGGATTTGGGGGAAAGATGGAGACAAAGTACATTGACTCTGAAGGACAGGATAAGATGAAGGAGATAATGCCTTACTACTTAGCGTGGTCCGCTTTAGGTATACCTGCTGAATTTGGATCTGTCTTTAGGAAGATAGAAAACAATGTCAAGAAAGAGAATAAACTAACAGAAAAGCAGCACGAAGCTCTTAATGAAGTACTTGAGGCTACTGGAAGGAAGAAGGAAGGAGAGGTTGAGAAGTATCTAGTTAAGAAGATGAGAGCCACACAGACTGAGAGCTCGTCAGAGAGAGTACTAAATGAACTCGACTGGATAGATAGTCAGGGAGGGCTAAAGAATGAGCGTCAGGTAAAGAAGTATATTGAGATCTTTGAAACAGAAGGGTCGGTAGGTATACGAGATATGCAGGAGATACAGAAGCTGAAGTAAAAAAGAAGCCCACACCAATTAAGATGTGGGCTTTTTATTATCTTACCTTTCCATTTATTATTCTGAGATTCTTTACCTCAAAGTCACCGTTGTCGAATGTTTCAATCCAAGCGAAGCCGTGATTCCATTTGTTGTATGGCATGTACTCAGGACTTAGACCACACAGAGAACCAACAGACCACGTTGTAACCACCTCTCCGTTTAAGTCTTTCTCAGAGTGCTCAGAGGTTTGGTGGTGGTGTCCTATTATAGAGCTGGCTTTAGCTTTCATGTAAAGGCCTCGTGCAGCATTTACAGGACTGAATACCTGATGACCAAACTCGTGACCGTGCATAATAGATAGCTTACCGGCTTTAATTACCTGGTTGGACTTTATCTCTGTAACTCCTAACTCTCCAAATCTAAGGATGCTACTCAACTCAAAGTCTGCTATGCCTAATAGCTCAGGAGCTACTGTCTTCAAATAATTTTCCCAGCGTGCTTCGTGGTTGCCTATCTTAAAGTAAACAGGACAGTCGAACTCTTCACGAAGCTGTGCCAAAAAATCACGGGTCATTTCAATCTCTCCGTTCAAATCTCTCAGCCTTCTGTCCTTGATAAAACGAGACGCTTGGTACATGTCCATAGTGTCTCCGTTTAAGATAATGGCATTTGGCTTCCTTTCGTAACCCCAATGAAGCGCCAAACTTAGCGCATCAATGTCGTGGTATGGCAGGTGTATATCCGTCAAAAGCAGGATCCTGTTCTGTCCTCTAGGCATAACGAAAGGTTCTGCCTCCTTATAGTCTGATTCTGGTAGCTTTGCCCAAGCGTAAGCGGCTTTCTTTTCTTCTTCTGTTCTTTTTGAAACAGGCTCTTTAGCGCTTCTACGAGCTTCACCCCTCCAATACCTTAATGCGCCCCTTGCGTTTTCAATGCTTGGAAAGTCTAAAGGATTATTTTCGTGAAGGATTTTAGCAAGTGATAGCGTAGATGCGTTCGGGAATTTCTCTAACAATTCCTTTATCATTTCTGTCTTGTAATCCATTTACTTCAGATTAATTGAGTCATCTGACATAGATTTTCTTATATCAGTTAAGACCTTATTTATTTTTCGTATGGCTATTGTTACGTCCTCCTGGCTTCCGTCCATCAGAGCTTCATACAACTCTGCGTTGTATTCATTCAGCTCGTCCATAACAGAGTTGACGTAGTTGACATTCATGTCCGCAAAATTAATGGACTAAATTATAATATGCAAATAAAACATAACAAAGTGCAAGCGCCATTAAAACGAGCGTATAGCACCATCCGTTATAGTTCATCTATAAACTTATCAAGACTTCTGTTCTTCTTTTTTTCTGACACATAGAACTTCCGCTTGTTTGGAGTATCTGTAAGATAATACGTGTAGTACTGCTTTCGACTGTTGTGTCCTGGCATTGGATAAAGACCAGCATCAATCCACTCCCACATTTTTTCTGACACAACGCTGTTAACATCTGGTCGTACCTTCATTCTATTCTTGTAGTGAGACACAAGGCAGTGGTTAACATGTAGCACCTTAGCTATCTTACCAGACGAAATGCCCTGATCCGTCATAATTATTGCAATACTTCTCCTCATCTCTGTAATCCAGTCACTGCATCTAGCGTATGCGATTTTATCGAAGTATTCATACACCTGCTTTATTCTTTGTTCGTCCAATTGCATCTTGTTGAAAATTTAACATTACTACATTCATACCTAATAATATACTTATCCCACTCATTGATCCTGCCTTTTAGCGATCGCCTTATTAGACTAATCATCATCTCGTGGTGCACCTTCATTCCGTCAGACATAACTATCGGCCACTTCTCAAGTGTTCGGTAGACAGGGTGTAGTCTACTCTTTGTCGATCTCGGAATCAGACTGATCTTCAGATCCGCAATATACACGTTTAGCTGTTCCGTCATACACATAACATTTACCATACTTCGACAATTCTTTCAGCCTATACTCCTGTAGTGGCCGTGGCTTTTTGCCTGGCTGCTTTACTTCATAAAACCCAACAGTTCCGTCAGGCATAAAGGCCGTTACGTCAGGATATCCAGGCTTGTTGCAGACAGAGACCTTCAGACAGAAAGCCCCTGCTGCTTCAAGTGATCTAATCAGTTTGTTCTGTATCTTGGATTCCATTAAGAAAAGTCTTTATCTCATTATTTGTTTCTATCCATACCTTAGCACCACAAGATAGTGGCTTGTCAGGAGAATATATAACTTTTGCTGCCTCAAGACCATCCTGCCCATATATTATAACCTCATGTGCGTATGTGTTACTCTTGTAAGTCTTGCATGTTATAACAGGTCTATTGGATCCATCCTTATTGGCCTTTATATTGTGCTGATTAACGTGAATTATCTTCTTCATCCTTACCAAAAAGTTCGTCTACAGTATTTGGACTAAAAGTAAGACATATCAATATGCCTCTCAGTGCATCTTCAATCTCATCAATACTGATGTCATTGTGGTCAAACGTTACTCTGATAGTTGTGCCATAGTTACACATCTCTATGTATGGCGGCTGTTCCTTTTTCATACCTTCTTAAATATTAAATTACACTCACTTAATCTCGGCAGTAACTTCTCAAGATCTGCCTTACGGTTGAACGTCATGTCGTCATTCAGTACTACCGCTGACGAAATTACAATATTTCCGTCGATAAAACAATACTTATCAACAAGAATCTTTGCAAGTTTCGGTTCATCAAGGTCGAACTGACGGATGAGCTCACGGACGTTTGGGTCAGATAGCAGATGCTTTTCCATAATCCCTCTTAAAATGATTAACTGTATACTTCTTTTTCTTCTGTACGACTTTATATATCTTCTCTCCGATCATACGCTTGGAGAATATCCAGTACACGTCGTTGTTCGGTCGATCAAGCGTAGTTAATCGGTCGCGGCTTTGAAAATATGACACTGCGCTATGCTGTATGTTGTACATCACAAGACAGTCGGCATTTTTTAAGGATATACCCTCACGACCGCTAACAACTTGTAAGGCTATAGCCTTATCTGTCGAGTTAAAGGTATCAAGGTCTGTCGTCAGGTCGTTACCAAATACAGACTTCAGTGCATTCAGTTCTTCCTTAAAGACGTAAAAGATACCAAGCTTCTTTCCTGCAAAATGTGACTTAATGAACTCAGCCTTTGTTGTGTCAAGGACTTTAGAGTTACCGGACTCAAACTTCATCGTTCCTCCCTCAAGCTGCATCAGCTTTGACTGCAGCTTGGCAGGAGTGTCTGCCATTATAACCTCTTCCTTGCCTTCGACTAGTAGGTCTTTAAGCAACCTTTCCTCTAGTGAGTACACTAGAGGAGACATCTCTACATACAGGAAGTGCTCACGTATCTCAGACTTGAATCCAGCCTGCTCTTGTGTGTATGTCAGTATGTATGGCTTTAGGTCGGCCATTATCTTTGTCTCTATTCCGCTCGAGTAGTCGTTGTGCATTAATGCTCCTATGCGCTTTTGTCTTATATTCACATAGTCCTTTGCCCATCCATAGAAGTTTTTGTACCTGCTCCAAGGCGATCGGTCTGACACCCAAAACTGATGGTATAGCTGACTGAAACTCTCAGGTGACATTGTTCCTGACAGGAAGATCATCGGCTTATTCGAGAACTTGTGCTTGAATAACTTAGTTGCAAGTCCAGGCTTCGGAAACGATCCAAAGCGATGGTGTTCGTCGTGTACAACTATGTCAAAGTCACCATCAATTTTGTGCATCGACTCGTCATTCACAATCACTATGCTGAAGTATTCAGCATAACCAAAGTCATCATAGTCAGACTGTATCGACGAGATGGCCTTCTTCTTTGTTAAGAACAGTACTCTACTAGCGCCAAACAGTCTGCAAGTCTCAAGAGCTGTAGCGCTCTTTCCAGTTCTTACGGACCAACTGAAGTACACGATGTCTACTCCGTCCTGTGCACCTTTCTTTTGGTAGTCTCTTAGCTTTTTCATAAGAAATTGTCATGGCACCATATAGGTGTAAGCTCTCCAACATAGGCTCCTGATACATTAAAATCGAAGTACTCTATAGCCTCTTCATGATTCATTCCTTCTTCGATCAAGATATCTATACACTTAGATACTGAATATATAAGCCTCATCGATAGTAGCTCTATGCCTATAATGGCGTCATCGAACCCATCAGCTATTAGTATCTCTTCGTCTGGGTAATTCTCTAATATTTCTTGTAACATAATGATTATTTTTATTTCCACCTTTCAGGATCTAAATAATTACACACTATCATAAGGTCTGACCAGTTGTTGATCCACACCTTGAACTCGGAATATTTTCCGTCATTGATGAACGTCCGACTCATGTTCTTAAAGTGTTTCATCGTTCTAAGCAAGTTGTCAATCGTGTAGTCGGGATGGTGGTGATAGTTTTGTATCATACCACACCACCATATCAACTCACTTCCTTCCAAGCTCAAAGCCTCGGAGGCAGCATCGACGAACGATATGCCTCCTGGCTTTCCTGACAACCTTTCATAAAGGAACGACTTAGCATCCGGACGCCCCTCCATCTTCCATACATCTATTAGTTTCATAACAATTCTAATTGTTTAGGTAGTGGGAACTTAATTTTCTTTCCGTCACCACTTCTCCACTCTAAAAGCTTCGTGCCGTACTTATACTTACAATACTCGTCAAGCCACCTGTAGAAAGTCCTGTGAGATAGCTTAGACCTTACATCTCCGTAGTCAGGGTACTTCTGCTTGAAGTCGTCAAGTATCTCTTGTCCTAGGTATTCGCAGCCAGCAGACAGCTCATACTTTTTGTCGTTACCAAGACAGTACTCAGCAAACTCGTGAGATGTAGCGATGTAGAACTGACGAGTCTTCAAGTTCTTGAAGTCGCTGCCTATCAGACCTTTATGAAGGTATAGCTGTATGTTTGATATCATGTAGTTATCAAACTTTGCCCATTCCTCGTCAGACCAGTCGTCAAACAAGACGTGACCAAACTCAGTAAGAGGTGTAAAGTTCTTTGAGTAGTACTTCGTGAACTCCACCTCCCACTTACGTCTTTCGTTAGAGTTACCGTCTCCTCTGATGGCATAGTTCGTAGTGATAATCCACTTTGGACTCCTCTCAAACGGTATGTATAGCTGACCTTTGTATAGCATGTCTATAGTCATTCCGTCCGTTATCATGGAGAACAGCACCTCAAAGTCAAAGTTTTTAACAACGTCTTGTAGACAAAGTACTTGTGTGTCGGCCGTGACTCTTTGGAATGCAAACCTGCTCTTTACGTCAAGTCTCTTTCCATCAACCAATACTGAGTTCCTGATCTTTGTTATTGCGTTGACGTAGATACCCTTACCTGTACCACCCTCCGGCTTGTCACTGATCGTCTCGTCGTTAAGGATAACAACTGGGTTCTCACCTCTGTTGTTGTATCCGTGCATCATGTAGCCAAGTGTAGAGCGCATCGTAAGCTCTCTCTGTTCATCGTCATTTGAGATGTTTCTTATGAACTTAGCAAACTCACTGCCAGACCAGTCTGTTAACGTAAAGTCTCTGTCAAGTATCTGCTTCTCCCATATGAACAGATCCATCTTGTCATAGTCGATAGTATGTATACCATCAATGGTTACACATACGATGCAGTTACGATAGAACACGTAGGAGCGATTTTTATCGTCTCTAATGAACTTTGAGGTGACGTTTGGTAGGAACGATAGGAAGTCATCCTTTTGTATCTTCATAGAGCCTGAATACTCGTCAAAAATTCGCTTATCAGAAAGGTTGTACAGATACTCAATAACAAAGTCCTTTATGTGCTCGTCCATCACCTCTTTGATTACACACCCTGTACGCTGCACAAGAGAAAAAGTACCGTCAGTAGCAGCATAGTACTTTGCGAACCCATTAGCGACAAGGAACTCTCTGTACTTATGGTTAACAAACTCAACACTGCCCTTTTTGTCGATATGCCAAAACTCTACACTGTCTACGTTTCTTTTCTTCTCAACAACATCTACAGTTGCATTTGGTACTATCTGAAGAATAGTCTCCGTAGGTACAGACTTCTTGACAAGCTCCTCTACCTTCTTTACAGCATCTAAGTCCTCCCACACCTTCGTTCCGTGGTCCTGCGTGTTTCGATAGGCAGAGTTAACAGCTGTAGTTATCTCTTGCGCTGTAAAGTCAGGCTGCTCGAACTCAAGGCATTTAGACAGTGCATCTTGATGAGATACCCCGTAGACATTGAAAGATGACGCAAGAACGAACATGTTGTTGTTGCGCTGTCCTGACACAAGACCGTAGTTCTTGTTCCACCACTTTAATATACCTGAGATGATCTTGTTGGGGTCGTCGGTAGTTATCTCCACACGTCTCGGTTCTGGCTTCGGCTCCTGGTACATATTTGTCCATGTAGTGCTATCCTTATTGATAAAGACAGCAGGATCATAGGACTCATATGTTACGCGGCTGATGTCCTTGCATGACGTGTCAAAGTATTCACAATCATAATATCTTTGTATCGCTTTAAAATAAAGCGGATATGACGATTTATCAGCCTCCGGGATCTTAACCAACACCTTCAGCCCATCCCCACTTGGTGATGTCCAGCAGGCATACGTGTAGTCATCCATCTCAAGCTCAAAGCGCTTAATACCTAACGACTCCTCTGTCTCAAATCCATCGAAGTCTAACACCATGAACCCTGACGCTTGAACAAGAGCATCAGCAGCTCTTCGTTCAAACTTACCACCAAAACATACCGACGGCAGCTGTTTCTTTAATTGCTGTCTCTCCTCTTTACTTCCTGCACCTCTAACAGCATCAACAGCATCTCTTGACTTCCCCGACCTTATTCGCTCCAACGCAGTGTCAACCGAGATATAGTATGGGTTGTCTGTTTGGTTTATGTTAGCAAAAATAGTTATCATTTATTAAAATCTTTAAGTCAAGAAAAATGCCCCTGCAAGTTACTTATGCAGGGGCTTGGAGTGTATCATGTCAGAAAGGAACGTCGTCGTCCTCATCGACAACTACAGGAGCAGCCTTCACAGGAGCAGCCCCAATAGACGAGATGTTGACAAGGTTCAAAGTGTTGAACACCTTAACGTCTCCTGACGGACTTGTCCACTCTCTACCACGTAGCTTAAATGATATCTCAACCTGCTGACCATTACCAATACTGTCAAGAAGATCACACTTGTCTTGCGTTGCCTCAAACTGAACTGTCTGCGGATACTTGTCGTCCGGAATCTCCACAACGATCTCTCTCTTACTAAACTTATCAGACACAACAATAGTCTGACCAACGCTCTTGACGTTTGCTTGAACTTTAAACATGCTTATTTGTTTTTGTTGATTAAAAAATTATAGTACTCCTGTGCATACTTTACAGCGGCCTTCTCCCTGCGCTCTATCTTCTCGATGTCCTTGTCTGTAAGCTCGTAGTCGATATACGTTACACGAAGATTTAACGGAAGGTCGTTTACGTAGTGGAGACTTCCGTGCTCATTGTCTGGAACTAGATCTTCAGGCGTTGACATCAACACGTAGCACAGCCTAAACTTACGCCATCCTTTCATGTAGCAGTACAGCTTACCTTGCCACTCATAGTCAGAGCTCTTGCCATCCTCAGGACGCTTGGGAAAAGTCTTTTTATTCCAAGATGACTTGATGTCAACTATCATCTCCTCGTCCTCGTCCTCAATGTCAGGATGCCCACAGAAATAACCCTTAGTAAGATATGAGTTAGACTTCTTGTAGTCAGCAAATAATAGACTACCTGCAAGTTTAATCGCACTCTTGTTGATGTCCTCATCGTCACTGTCCTCCACAGCAAGACCCTTGCGAGTGTACTTGTTGTCTACACCGTCCTCATACTTGTATACATACTGATCGACCAGGTTCTCGATGTACGACTTAGCACCCGTAGGAAGCTCAACAACACCTTTCTCAACTCTCTCCTTGATCTCGAGAAGCTTGTCAAGCTCTTTTGACATGTTGTCTGTCAGCCTTGCCTTTGGATTCTCTCCCGATAGGAATGACGCATGACGACTGTACAACTCATTTAGTCTCGACTGTTGAGTATCAGTCAGCCCATCTTCACCCGTGAATAATGGAGCACACGCTGACGCGCGGAACTTTAGCCACTCCACTATCAGATGTTGTTAAGTGCCTCTCTTTGCTCAGGAGTAAGCGCATACTTCTCCTCTATCTTAGCGATGGCATCTTTGCCCTTAGCCTTTACCTGCTCTATAGCTTTTGACATAGCAGCCTCAGGAAGCTCAGGCTTCTGCTGTACAGGAATTGGACGTGTAGAGAAACGTAGCGCAGGAACCATACCCTCAGGTGATGCTACCGTCTCAACACCTAGGACGATCTGCTTCCCAATGTAGTCCTTCGGAGTGAATGACCCAAAGAACTTCTCAAGACGTTTGAAGTTGGTGCGATTTAGCACCATAGGTTTGTCGAACTCTTTTAGCTTGGCGAAAGGTCTATTCTCCTTACCACCCTGAGACATAAAGTCTCCTGTGTAGATGTTCTCAATAGTTACAATTACCGGCTGATACTTTCCGTCTTTCTCAAGACTGTACGATCCAAGATACTTCTCGTCTTGGAACATTGTTCTCCAATGTGACATGTTTATACGTTTTTAAAATTATTACTTGGTTGCAAATGTAGACAGGTTTTCCATCAATTCCAAATACCTGTTTAGTTTTTTTGTTACGACAGCTTTTCTTGACATAAGGTCATCCAACATATCGTCACCTTCACTCTTTAATGAGATCATGTAGTTAATCTTGTTGAGTCTTTTTCTATACGTGTTGATACACACATTATAACACCCTGCTAACCAACCTACACTATCAAACATAGCATACTCCACGTCTGACACCTTCTCGTACTTGTCTCCAGCAAGCATGACGTTATGTATCTCAAACCGACCGTCCTTCTCAAAGCGCTCTATCTTTACCCCGTGGTCGAGATACCAATGGCTCGTTGGATCTGCAAACAGACCCGTCTTGTAAAACGTCACACTTTCTTTAAGTTCTTCCCACGCCTTCATCTTCTCAACTTTTGGATATACAAAATAGCATCCATAAGCTCCTGCTGTAGATGCAGTAGGAAGTCGTCAGTGTTGTTCTGTTCTAACGTCGTTCCGTACTTCTTTATGCCTACCTCTGAACGATCTCTGAACATACCAATGACCTCCTCTACTACCGAGTCAGTGATCTTTGGAGACAAAGTAAAGTCCACGTCAAATGTCGTGCTGACGTTGTCAGGTATCTCCTCGCAGTCTATCGAATAGATAAACCTCCCAGTGTACCTAGGCACATCAACCATATACGCCTCGTGATCTTCACTGTAACCAATCACATTAAATACCTTCCCAACACTATCACTGTACCACATGTAGTTTGGTGCTTTTTTCACAATCACTTTCTTCATAGCATCTCGACTATTCGTTTATACCTTTCCTCCAACCAGTCTATATACCGGTCGTATCCCTTCATTATCCTGTCCTTGTCCTCCAAATACTCCCTACTAGAGAAGTGACACCACCTCCTGTATGCCTTGTACACAGCATCCTTGCGACCTCTTACACGAT